TTTCTGATATGATGCTAAGCTCTTTTATTTCGTTGTTAAGCTTTACTGATTTATAGTTAAAAAAGTTACTACAAGATAAATCTTGTGGTATGGTGTATTCGACTTGAAGAGAACCTTCTTCAAACTTACCAGATATCTGAAAAGATTTTTCAGTTACCTCATTATAAATCTTAACAAGGCTTATAATTTTGGTTATTTTACTATTACTTTCAGAATTACTATGTATAACGGATGTATCAAAGTTATGACTCAGGATCTTTTGAGATAGTAAATATAAAAATTTATCAAATGAGTTTAATTTAACGCTTACATTCGAGTACTCTTCAAATTTTAACTGACAAAATATATCAACTCCGACATAATCTCTGTTGGCTAAAAGATAATGAAGGTCTAGGCAATCCTGAGTAGTAAATTGCTTTGTAAGTACATCTTTTTTAGTTGAATAAATATTAAAAGTATAGTACGGCACAATTATAGTTATAACTATTCCGTTTAGTTTGCAAAGTGGGTGTGAGTAAGTTCATAACTGGTATAGCAAAACGTTGTTCTGGCGGTTTCAAGATTGTTGTTATTACTTTGGTTGTAATCCAAAGTACTCATATCTTTTGGAAAACAGTTTTTAAACACTATAGTCTTTCTTACTCCCCAGGGATTATTATAATTTGCGATGCCTGATCCTGCAGAACCATTATTAGCCTGGTTTACTTCTCGTTGCTGTTGGGTATTACCAATGCCAGTTCTGGTCATTAAATAGCAGGTTATATCTTGTTTTAAGTCTGTTATCCTATTATTACTCAAAACTGCGTCGTTTCTAGCTATTGTGGAGTAATACGACATTAAGATGATCCATGGTCTAATTATGTAATCAATGAAGCTGACTGTGCTTTCGTAAAATGTTAAACCAAGCTGTCCAAATAAAGCGCTATTTCTACCTCCAGCGAAAGGAACACTTCTAAAACCTCTAACATCCATTTCAGGTACTGATGAAGTATTAATCTCTCCGCCAAAATCAAAGGACCTACAAAATATGCAGCCTACATTTTTAACAAATTTATCAGACTCAAGAGTTTGTTTTGCCAAGTCATTATTTGCAAAAGTCTCGCTTAAATTTCTTAAATTTTGCTCAGTAATTAAATAAGGTATATCAAACTGAACTATCCAGAAGCTGTTTATTGGAACTGATGCTCCATATTGGGATAACGCATCTAAGAATTTCGTGTGTGGGGCAGCAATGTTGGTTACCAGATTTGCATTAGGGGGAGGTACAGAAAAAAAATTATTATTATTAGGTGTACTTCCATTACCTACAATTAACCCCTGTAAGAGATCTGACATGTAATTATTTATAAATTTTTTACTATAATGCATAAAAAACCCTCGGCTTTTTGGCCGAGGGTTTGTGAAATAACTAAAAATTAAGCAGCATCAATAACTGTTGATGGAGGAGCAGTACGAACAACCTGACTTATCTGAGTGTTAGGTCCAGGTAGTGATTTCTCCCAATACTGGTAAGCGATTTGTGCTGTAAAGCTTACAACCTCACCATTACCCGTAGTATCCATCGAAATAGCTCCAACAGATGTTGGGTATATACCAACTAAAGTATATTGTGTAACTACTTCGTCAGGGCTGACGTTATTGTAAGTATAAAAAGACATCACATTTTCTTGCCTTACTGTGTAAGCACCACCAGAAGTTCTATTATCGAATGTAGCAAAAGAGATGCCTTCGAAGAAGTTTCTGATAATTTGTGGGCTGTCGCAATAAAATGTCAAGTCCATGGTACCAGCATATTGAGCAGTGCCAGGTACTGAGAAGTTTAATCCCATAAATGGTACAGCTACTGAATTGATGGTACGGCTTGGTAATTCAGCCGTCTTTAAATAGACGAGTGAATCTGGCCCGAGTTGAAAGCCTTCGTAAAGAAAGCTGTTAACTCTGTATTGGTGATTGCGCAAGAAATCTCTCTCTTGCATCACTCTGAAATAATCTGTTATGTTAAGTGGCATATGTTAAAAATCCTTTATTTGTTTAGATCAACTCGTTAAAATCCTGATCAGTTCTTGTAGCATAGAAGTTTACCAAGATAAACTCTGCTGCACGAGTAGGCTTAATGTATATATCAACAATTAATTGGTTGTTATCAATTACCGTCGGGGTGTTGTTTCTTGCATCGCATACGATTAAGAAATCATACATGCCTTGATTATTTTTTACAGAATCAAAAACTGGCTTGAGAACATTAATAACGTTTGTTCTTGTAATCAGAGTATTAGGCTCGAATACGAAGTACTTAAGAGTTGTACGTGTAACCTTCTCCAAGTACAAGAACAATCTTCTAACGTTGATTCGGTCAAAGGCTGAAGGTGTAGACAACTTAGTCTTTTGACCGAATACTGTGATACCATCATTAGGGAACTTAGTAATGGGGTTAATACCTTGCTTGTATAGCAGATCTCTGTTGCGTTGGCTTGGAGATACTGCAATGTCCAGCACTGGAGTAGTAAACTTACCTCTTGTGAAACCTGCTGGAGCAAACCATGGCGCGAAATTCGAATCATCCGCAGCCATCATACCAGCAATTAAACCAGAGACTGGAATCCAAACATTAGCTCCAGAAGCAAGATCATTCACCAAAGCCCAGTTGCCGTAAACTGTCGCGTAACTTGTACTGGTTGTATCAAATTGATTTCTTAGCGGGGTATTAATGTGCTGAGTAAAGGTGTTGTTTTTATTATCAAGCACCTTTGTTCTAGCGCCAGAAACAAAGATGGGGCGCAGAGGATCAGCAATGAACAAGTGATCTTTTCTTGCATCTTGAGCAAAAGATCTGAAGGCTTCATATACTGCCAAGTAATTATTCTTTAAAGTCTGAGCATCATAAGAAAATGCTGCTGCTTGAATAGTTGGAATGGTAGTTGTTAGCGTATCTGCGGCAAGATCTCCGTTTGTACGATAAAATCCTGTAGAAGTACTACCACTCGGAGTAGCTCCAATGTTTACTACAACTGTATCATCAAAAGCTGCTAATTGATTGCCTGTAGTACTAGAACTTAAAGTATTGCAGATGGAATACATTGTACCCAAACCAGCTTCTACTGACAAGTCAATTCTTAGAGCATCAACATCATCAATTGTCTGGAACACTCTGTCAATCTTAGCTGGAATATTACCTACAGCAAAAGGTGAAGCAGAGCCATTTGACCCTAAAGATGTAGCAACTGTCGGGCAGTAGCTAACTAGAGATGTTATTGGAGTCAGGCGGGAAGAAAGTACAGTACCTAAAGTAGTTGGAGTTGCTGCAGCAAGACAAACGCTATTTAATCCACCGCTAAGTGGGGTGTTAGCAAAAGCAATGTTATTTTTTACTGCTTCAGTCTTAGCTAGCGAATCTGTTGTTCCGTGATGGAAAAGAACAAACTTGCTAGGCTTACCTTGCACGTTAGTCCAATCTCCAGAAGTTGTTGAAATATTAGGGTTAACTATAATAGAAATAAACGTTGAATCGTTTTCAACATCTCCAACAAAGAATCCAACAGGTTGGCCACCGTTTTGAGATTGAATTTGTCTTCTGCTGTTAAAAGAGCCTAAGAAACCATCTGAAAAAGTGTAATCCAATGTAACAGCCTGCGGAGTATAAATTGACTGTCTTAACTTTGCAACTCTGAGACTTGTAGAGTCAATAAATGAACCTTGGAACAAATCAATATTTGGGTTTTGTTGTTCAATTTGACGAGAAACAGAATCTTTGCTGCTGGCGAGTGTTGAGTCGAGCAAGAAGTTAAGTCTTTCCTCTGGAATTGTTAAAAATTCAGTGGCGCTAACACTAGGGTCATTTACTGGTGCATATTTGATGCTATCTACACTAATAAAATCAGTTTGCGGGTTAGCATCTAAGCTGTCAGCAAAACCAATTGTATAACCTTCAAGAGACTTGCTATCGAATGTGGATTGAAACTTGTTAAGAACAATCATACCAGCTGAAGCTAGTGTAGCGAAAGTAGTAAAAACATTTCCAGGGGTAATTTCTGTTCTTAATACCGTATCTGACCATGGAATATCTCCTTGAACTAATTGTAAATATTCCGCTTCTGTTACTTCAAGGTATGATGGAGCCCCAAAGAAATAACCTAAGTTTTCTTGAGAATAAGTTACAGTTGCTGCAGCTGATAATGTTTGACCTAAAGGTAAAGCTGGGTAGGCTAAGCAGCTGTATTTTTGCGTATTAGAACCAGCCCCTGAACCAGGACCATAAGGCAATCTGGAAACGATGGGTCTACCACCTCCACTTAAAATACCTCTTACTGAGTAAAAGAAGTATCTTTCTGCTGCGTTTGTAGGGGTTCCATAAATGGTTGTAAATGTTTGAATATCAGGTATTTCAAGCACCTCTTCAATTGGGCCTTGAGATGAATAACCTAATACCAAAACATTTGTACCATTTGGAACAACTGCTCTAAGAGATAAATCTACCTCATTGATCTGAACACCAGGACTTTCTATAGTTTGTGTTGGCATATGTTTTAATTATTTATGTTTTAGCAATTAAATTTTTTAGGTAATTATATTAAATGTTAATTGGCTAAAATCAAAAGTAAAGCTAGAAGTTATTTCTTCACTGCCTTGATAATTAAAATTTATACCGTTTAACGAGGTAGCGAAACATTGAGAAAATACAAATTCCCCCAAGACTTGATTGTATTCGTTTAATGGTTGCAGAGAGATTTGAGAGGAATACTGAGGAATGTAGCTTGGTTTTCTTGGATTTATAATAGTATTTGTGCCAGCATCAACTAGATTAGAATTGTTGTTTGCATCAAAAACTGATTTTATTGGATCGTTTAATAAAGCTAACCATTTCCAAATTACATAGTAGTTATAAAATTCACTATCTATATTAAAGTTTACAGTCACTGGTTCGTAAGCTGGCCGAGAAAAAGAGGTTACTTTGGGTACCTGTCCTTGAAACGGAACAGCCACTGAAGGCACAATTATGGATGGTACTACGTTGCCCCATACAGACATTTGCAGCTTATCAGAAATTATTTTTGACGGGGTCTCATTACCATATTTTACATCTATGTTGCGCAAGGCCAGTGGCATAGTAATAACCAGCAAGAACTTATCAACTCTGGCTTTGTTAAGAACAGCCTGGTTGAGATAATTATTTTTTTCTGTAATATCTTTATAACTCATAGTTTATTTCTTTTTCCAATTAACTCGCTTAGAGCTTTTCTTCTTGTACATGATGCCTTTTATGGGTTTGCAAGCAGCTTTTGTAGGTCTACAAGCAGGGTAACTACCTCCAGAGCTCTTTGATTTTCTGCCGCATGGTCCACCAGTTTTACAGTTTACCCACCCATGAAAGGTTTTACCTGTTTTTGGGTCTTTAGCTTTGCGGTTAAACCATTGATGTAAATTATCTGAGGCTTCAAAAAAAGCTTTAAAAGAGATAAATTTTTTCATTTCTTTTTCCAAATTTTACCTTTTCTACACTTCACCATTGCTGCTGATCTATAAGCAGAAGTTTTTTTACCGTAAGCCTGAACAGCTCTGTGATAACATCTATCTTGTTTTTCAGATAGAAAATGATTAACAATTTCGTCGAATTTCATATCAGCATTTCCACCTTCTTCTGGCTGCACAACCTCTTGTATCCTTGCCTCCACAACCTCCAGATGGTATCCAGGCCTTGGATCTGGAACAAAAACTCTTGCGTCTCTTAGATGCCTTAGAACCTTTCTTTACTTTGCCAGTAACAGGCGCCTTTAAATTGCTGCCTGTGGCTCTGTTATATTTGGCTCTTCCTTTAGCAGTTAGTCCAGCTCCCTTGCTGGCTGGTAATTTCTCACCACGCCTGATGGAGAGAGAGGGATCTTTTTTCTCAAGTAGTCTATCAATTAATTGATTAAAACTTTCATAAGTTTGAGCATATCCAGCATCTTCTGAACCCCCTGCTCTATCCATGCGAGAGTAATTTATATCCTCTGCCTCTTTACCATTTTTTCTTTTTAATGGGCTACGATTGTTACCTCCTTTTGCGGCTGTATCTTTTGTTTGCGTCTCTCCATTTTTTTCCTTTGCTCGACCATCTCCTTTTTCTCCATCTTTATAGTCTTTGCTTTTCATTTTTAATCTATCCTCGTACCCTGGAAGCTCTTTCATAATTTCATCAGCCTGTTTAATACTTTCAACTCCTTTATTTAGTGCTATAAAATCTTGCATTACTCCGTTTATAAAATTACTATCAGTTGTCATACCCTGAAACATCTTTTCATCGTTTGCAGTAAAATTTAAGTCGTTGTTTTGTATTCTAGATACTAAGTCTTTACTCCAACTATCAATGTTGTTCCAATGTTCCTTACCTTGAGATATTTCTTCAGAACTATACATTTTACTATTATCAGCAAAATCTCCCTTCCACCAGTTGGCTAAATGATTGTAAGCTTTTAATATATTTAACAACGGGCCTGCAGAGATGGCCTTAGTAGCTACTTGATTTATTACTCCTGGCCAGGCTTTTAATAAGGCATCCATGGGGTTTATGGTGGAGCCAAGAGCTCCACCTGCTCCTACTTTCTTAAGAAACTGTCTTCGCGACATTCCTTTTTTAGCCTCCGTTAATAATTGCTGTACAAGTATATCGTACGTCATAATATTATTTATCCCCAATGCTCCCATCCTTGAGAAATTAAATCATCCATTTCCGGATTATTATTGTCTGCACCTCTGCTGGCAAAGAAAGAAGGCATTTCGTTGTAATCTTCTTCTCCATCTTTTTCAGCAATTTTTTTATTTGTTAAAATACCAAAATCATCAACAAACTCCCCTGGTTGAGAGTAGCTCAATTTTTTTATTTTGAACGGTTTTTGGTTTTTATCA